AAACTTTGATGACCTACACCAGTGGGTCAACTACTGCGCTTTTCGCTATTGCAGGGACTTCAATTTATGACGTAACCACTGCCGGTGTTGTAGGTTCTGCTGTTGTGACTGGGCTAACGAACGCTCGGTGGGAGTACATCAATGTCACCACAACTGGGGGTAGTTATCTCTACGCTGTAAACGGAGTGGATGCTCCCAGACTGTACGATGGCTCGACTTGGGTAACTATCACCGCAGTTTCAACGCCTGCGATTACCGGGGTAACAACAACTACCCTAGACAACATCACGCTGTTCAAGAATCGTGTCTGGTTCATTGAAAAGGATACCCTGAAGGCGTGGTATCTACCCACGAGTGCAGTCGGTGGAGCTGCTGCAACGCTGGATTTAAGTTCAATTGCCAAGATGGGTGGTTCGCTCGTTTCTGTCGCAGCGTGGACGATTGACGCAGGGTATGGAGTAGATGACAACCTAGTGTTTGTCACCAGCGAGGGTGAAATCATCGTCTACCGTGGGTCTGATCCAGCAAGTGCTGCAACGTGGGCATTGACGGGTGTTTGGAATTTGGGCGCTCCGGTCAGCAAAAGGTGTCTCCTAAAGTACGGCGGTGATCTTTTAATACTGTCCTTGGATGGGTTGTTGCCATTAGCCTCTGCATTACAAAGCTCACGCATCGACCCAAGGGTTGCGCTGAGTGGCAAAATAGAAGGCGCTATCAATGCTGCGACAACAACTTACCAAAACACCTTTGGTTGGACGATTCTTTATTTCGCCAAAAGGAATGCGCTTTGGATAAATGTGCCGGTGTCTGCTGGAAAGCAAGAACAGTTCGTTATGAACACAATTACCAAGGCGTGGTGTCGGTTCACCGGATGGCCCGCTAACTGTTGGTCGTTGTTTAACGACGATCCGTATTTTGGTGGGAACGGCTTTGTCGGTGTGGCATGGGGCAGTGGGTATGTTGATGACACCAGCAATATCGCAACGTCTGCCTTGCAAGCGTTTAACTATTACGAATCGCGTGGAGTAAAAAAATACTTTACCCGCGCAAGGCCAAGTATTTTCACGGATGGTCTGCCTGGTATTGCTCTCGGCATGAACATTGATTTTGACTTGGTTGGCACAACATCAGAATTGTCGTTTTCGCCCACATTGCAATATGGCTCTTGGGATTCAGCCTTGTGGGATGTGGGATCATGGGGTTCTGGTCTAACGATAACGAACAATTGGCAAGGGATTACAGGCATAGGTTACTGTGGTGGCTTGCAGTTCAAAAGTGAAAGTCAAGGAATACAACTTGAGTGGGCGGCTACCGATGTGGTCTACCAAAGCGGATGGCCGGGTATCTGATTGTCAATGGCCCAGAAGTGGGCAGGTGGGTTGCAAAACGCATCCAAGGTGGCTTTTGCGAGGATAGAACAGTAGCCATAGGATTGAAAAAAGACGACGACCTGATTGCAGGCGTGATTTATGAGAATTGGAATCATCAAAGTATTTGGTGTCACATTGCGATTGATGGGAAAATAACACCAAGTTACCTAGCAGCGATATTTGACTACCCGTTCAACATCGCTCAAGTTGAAAAGATTATTGTCCCAGTAGGAAGTGACAATGAGGAAAGCATACGTTTAGTCAAGAAAATGGGGTTTACCGAGGAAGGCCGAATCAAAGAGGGGCGGCTTGATGGAGACATTGTTTTTTTGACGTTGAACAGAAAAGACTGTAAGTATTTAGGAGAAAGATATTATGGGAAAATCAAGTCCAGCGCCACCACCAGCGCCTGATTATTCAGCAGCCGCTAGGGAGCAAGGCGCAGCCAATGAAGCAACTGCACGGCTTCAGGGCCGAATTAACAATCCAAATATCTATGGGCCGTTAGGGAGTCAGACTGTTTCGTGGGACGGAGATCAGTCAACCATCCGTCAAACACTCACGCCCGATGCACAAAACGCGCTGGAAAACCAGCAACGAACACAACGGGACTTGTCGGGACTTGCCCAACAAGGAATTGGTACGGCCCAAAGGATCATGGGAAGTGCATTCAACCCCAATTTGCGAGGCCTACAAACCGACTTAGGAAACCAGGGCGAAATTGACAGAGGCCCGAATGCCGGGATGTTTGGTCTAGCCTCTGGTGGTGGTCAATACGGACAAGCACAAGGTGTTGATGAGGGACGGTTTGGATATGCTCAAGGCGGCCCGCAAGCTGGAAATGCAAGGACAAGTTTCGGCGCGGATCAAGCTGGATACGGCCCCGATGCAGGTCAATACGGTTATCAGAGAGGTGGCGTTCAAGGCCCAAACCTACAGTCATCGTTAGATGGCAGCGGCAGGATTAACGAAGGCCCGTCTGGTGGGCAATTTGGATTGGCACGGCAAGGCATTGCAGGGCCAGAGTTGCAAGGTCAGATTGATACATCAGGCGATGCAAGGATGCCGGTTAATGCAGGGATGACAGGCCAAGAGGCAATCATGTCTAGGTTGCAGCCTCAGATCGAGCGTCAGCAAAGAGCAACTGCCCAACAAATGGCGAATCAAGGTTTGGTCTCTGGTGGCGAGGCGTTTACCAATGTAATGAGAGATCAATCACAACAACAGAACGACCTGCTCTCGCAGGCGGCGCTCCAAGGTATCAATCTTGATATGGCTGCGAATCAACAGGGATTCGGGCAAGCACAAGCAAGAGGACAATTTGGTAATCAGGCTCAACTATCGGGCTTCGGTGCTGATTTGCAAGGCGCTCAACTGTACAACCAAGGCATTCAGCAGAATTTTGGTAATGAGTTGCAAGCACAACAAGCTCAGAATCAAGCCCAAGCGCAAAGGTTTGGGCAACAGGTTCAATCAGGTCAATTTGGTAATCAAGCGCAACTAGCTAGTTTCGGGGCTAACTTGCAGAATCAGCAAGCACAGAACCAAGCCGCCGCGATGAATTTTGGTCAAGGACAAGCTGCCCAACAAATGATGAACCAAGGCATCGGGCAGAACTATGGACAGAATCTAGGTGCTGCTCAATTTGCCAATCAAGGTATGGGACAGAACTTTGCCCAAGGACAGGCTGCGACACAAGCTCAAAATCAAGCCATGCAGCAGAATTTCCAGAATCAAATGGCTTCTCAACAATCTCAGAATCAAGCGTTGGCTCAGAATTTTGGCCAAGGGATGCAGGGCCAGCAAATGCAGAATCAGGCGATCAGTCAAAACTTTGCTCAAGCTCAAGCTGCTCAACAGGCTCAAAATGCCGCTCAGAACCAGCAGTACAACCAAGCATTACAAGGCGCACAGTTCGGCAATACGGCTCAACAACAGTCCCTTGCTCAACAGTTACAGATGCGTCAACAGCCGTTGAATGAGATTACAGGATTGATGAGTGGATCACAGATTCAAATGCCCCAGTTCCAAGGTTACGCAGGTTCAAACATCGCACCGGCTCCGATATTTGGAGCAGCACAAGCACAACAGCAAAATGCTATGGATCAGTACGGGATTGCGTCATCTAATGTAAATGCTCAGAATGCGGGGATGTATGGGTTGTTGGGTGCTGGTGCTGGTATGTTTAGGTTTAAGTAATGGCACAGGAACTGTTGACCGTCAAGCCAGAAGCAGTCCACATTCACCCAAGTGGTTATTACATGGTTGATTACGCCGCACTGTAAGGAACAAAAATGGCTACTATAAACCCCACCCACGCATTCAACCTTGCCAGCCCTTATGCGGCTGAAATGCAAGAGATGCAGCGCAGACAACAAATGTCTGAAATGCTCCAGCAGCAGTCACAATCACCGTTTGAGCGATTTAGCTATCAGGGCATCGAAGCGCCAATTCCATTTACTGCTGGACTAGCAAAGATACTTCAAGCCTACACCGGAGCGAAAATGCAACGGGAAAATGTTGCCGAGCAGAAAGCACTTGGGCAGAGATACAAAACCGAAACAATGGACACCCTCAGTCAAGCACAGGCTATGCGCGAGGGTACTCCAGCGCAGCCAGCACGTCAAGGAATTGATGCGCCGCCCGACGATCTAGGAGGAGGCCCAGGCTTTCCAAATCAAGCAGCAATTCCAGCTATTGCGCCAAATATCCAAGGTTCAGCCAATCTGCTGATGGGTTCAAACAACCCCATGTTGATGCAAATGGGGCTGACTGAAAGACAAGATGCGATAAAAAGCCAACGAATGGCGGAGGTACTAAAACAGGTAGGATATGGAACTCCACCACCTGCTGTAGCACCACCTGCTGTAACGCAGCCCATACCAAGCCCGCAAGCAGCGTCAACGCCTGCTGGGGGTCAGTCTGGTGCTATGGTTCCTCAGTCTAGGATTAACCCGCAGTCATTGGCATTACTCAAGGCTTTGGCTATTTCTAGCGGCGATCCTTCTATATTGGGGAAAATTGCAGAGTTGGAGCAGGGAGCATTTCTTAAAAGTAAGCCAGACGCAGCAAGAATGATGGAAATAATGGGTCAAGACCCGATAGTAATGGGGCAACTTGGACACTCTAAAGCAGTGGCTGATTCAAGGCAAATTATTTCAGGTGGGACTACGATACGCAATCCGATATCCAATAAAGTCGAGTTTGTCGCCCCTAAACTAGGTGAAGGCCAATACCAGTTGGCAGATGGCAGTGTTGGAAATCTTCCCGGCTATACAACAGCGGTGGGCCAAACTGACGCAGCTAAAGCTCAAGCAGTTCAGCCGTACCAAATGGGATCAATGGAAGTCCCGATCATGCTCCCGGGCGGGGATCAGACAATAATCAAACTCAACCCAGTGCAAGCTGCTGATTACAACAAGACGGGAAGATTGCCAGATGCAATCGCCAATTCCATTCCAGGGTTCAAGCAACCAGGAGCGCAAATACAGCAACAAGCCATGCCGTCAAGTAACCAAGAATTATCTGAGGCACTCCGAGCGGCGCTTACTGCGGATGCAAAGGCAAGCGGCTCGCCTGATGGTTCATTTACAACAAAATTTAGCGGCTCACCAGTAGGTCAATATGGGTATGCGCCCAATCAATCTGGCACCGCGGTGACTGCACCTGTTTCTGAATCGGGCGTACCTGTTGTCGGCAGAACGCAGTCCGAAAGCGACAAAATTAAACAGGCACGGCAAACAGCGGCAGGCAAGGCTACGGACGATGCTTTCGCAAAGGATTTCGTTCAATTCACAACTGGCGGGGCGCAAGATGCAATGAAGCAACTCGCACAGCTTCAAGATGTAGTTACTGCGCTGAAAGACCCAAATGCGTCACTTACCGGGCCTTTTGTGGGCAACATACCAGATGCGGTCAGGAAATTTACCAACCCGCAAGCCATCGCTATGCGCGAACGAGTTGAGGAAGTGGTACAAAGAAGTCTCCGAATAATCCTTGGCGCTCAATTCACTGAAAAGGAGGGCGAACGCCTGATTGCTAGGGCATACAACCCAGGACTAGAACAATCCGAGAATGCTACCAGAGTAGGTCGCCTTCTAACTCAGTTGGATCAGGCTTATGAGAATAAGGTTGATGCGTCGCAGTATTTCCAAAAGAACGGAACGCTCCAAGGTTGGAGTGGGAAACTACCGAGCATGGCTGATTTTGACCCTTCGCCCATTAGATCAAATAGATCAGTGTCGGGAAAAGTTGGTAGCGCACTAGGCGGGATTAAGCCACAATACGCTACCAACGGCTCCCAAAGGATAATGTCTATCGATGGTGGTGTAACGTGGCAACCTGCGAAATAAGAGGATAAAACATGGCACTACCACCAGGATTCACCTTAGAAAGTACGCAGGCTTCAGGCTTGCCGCCGGGGTTCACCTTGGAGCCACCTGCGCCCCCAAGGACACCTACGGAAAGCATCAAGCGCGGGCTGGGACTAGGTACTCGCAGCGTAATTCAAGGTGTTACGGGTTTGCCGGGTATGGTATACGATGCCTTCTCAATCCCTGTAAATACTGCGATTGCTGGTGCAAACGCAGCCGCGAAACTTCGGGGCTATGGCAATAGCGTCCCTTATGTTAAAAATGCAGCCGCACGAATTTCAGAGGGTTTGACATCTTTAGGCTTGCCTAATCCAGAATCTGTAGGTGAACAAAGACAAGCTGCGATTACGCAGGGTGCGGCTGGTGTTGCTGGTGGACTTGGGTTGGGTGGGTCTTTACAACAAGTGCCAAATGCTCAAAAACTAGCTGCACTTTTAACGTCACGCCCAACGGCACAAGTCGTTGCTGGATCATCTGGTGCAGTTGGTTCGCAGATTGCGCGGGAAGCCTTACCACAAGACACAAATCCTCTGGTTCGTTTTTTGGTTGAAACAGGTGCTGGAGTAGCTGGCTCAATGACTCCGCAAGCAGTAACAGCTACCGCAAGGCGCGTTGCAACACCAGTTCGCGCCACTCTTACGCCAGAGGAAATTAGGCTTACGCAAGCTGCGAAAGCCGCAGGTGTTGAACTATCTGTTGGGCAACAAACAGGAAGCGTCCCATTACAAACGGCAGAGCGAGTTTTGGGCAGACTTCCATTTTCGTCGGGTATGCAGCAGCGCCAATTTCAGGGTCAGCGTGAAGCATTTAATACTGCTGTGCTAAAGCCAGCTGGGATAAAGGCAAACAACGCGGCCCCTAATGTTTTGCAGGATGCTTTCAAAACGCAAGGTAATCGGTTTAACACTCTTGCCGCAAATACTACAGTGAAAATAGACGCTCCATTCTGGCAGCAAATGGATGACACTGTAACGCAATATGGGCGCAGATTGCCAACAGATCAAAAACCCGTATTTCAAAGTTATGTTGATGACATCAATGTAATGAGGAATACAAATAACCCGCAGATTGCGGGTAAAGAATACCAAACGATTGCGTCTGATTTAAGAACTGCATCTAGGGCAGCGCGTGGCGCAAATCCAGCATTGTCAACGGCATTAGATGGGTTGGTTAAAACGCTAGATGACGTTATGGGCCGATCAATGGGGCCGCAACTAGCTGGGGATTGGAAAAGTGCTAGGGCGCAATACAGAAACCTATTGCAAGTTGATGACGCGATGAGTAAGGGGACAGCAATTGATAGAACCAAAGGAAACATACCTTTAAGTTCATTCAATCAAACGGTAAAAAGTTTTGATCCATCAGGATATTCAAGAGGGCGCGGTGGATACAACGACTTGGCCCGTGTCGGTAGTTTCCTAGCAAATAAAATTCCAGACAGTGGAACTGCGGCAAATACACAAATGCAGAATTGGCTAACTGGGGGCGCTACTGCTGGAGGTGTTGGATTGGCAGCAGTTAGCCCACCAGCGGCAGCGGCAGCGGCGACTGCTTTAGCGTTGCCACCTACTATCGCAGGGGTGATGAATAGCAGACTAGGCAGAGCATATTTGACAAACAAAGCTTTTGCAGGGCCAAATCCTGCTGCGGTTGATCCAAAAGCACTTGCAATTATGTTATTACAGCAGCAAAATAATCAGCGATAAGGAGAATAGCAATGTCTTTTAATGGCTCCGGGGTTTTTAACATCAACACAGCAGGCCAGCCTGTCGTGACCGGCACAGTCATCAGTTCAACAGCGTTCAACGCTCTGACGGCTGACTTAGGAACTGGACTTTCCACTGCAATCACCAAGGACGGGCAAACAACTCCAACGGCGAACATTCCACTGGGTGGGTTTAAGCTCACCGGGTTAGCCGTCGGCACGGCTGCGGCTGATGCTGTGAGGATGAGCCAGCTACAGGATGGCGGTACATCGATCATCACGGTTTCTGGAACAGACACGATTACCGGAACTGTGTCTCCGACTCTGACTGCCTACGCCGCAGGTAATACATTTTCGTTCGTTGTTGCACTGACTAACACCGGGGCTGTGACCTTAAACGTAGACGGTTTGGGGGCCAAGGCAGTCACTCGCACAGGCGCTGTAGCTTTAGTTTCTGGGGACATGGTGACCGGGCAGATTGCTCTAGTTGAATATGACGGAACGCGCTTTCAGCTTTTGAATGGAAATTCGTTTACGAATTTAAAAGCAAGCGGCACATTGGGCGTGACGGGTTTATCGACATTGGCGATAACAACAGCTACAAGCATCAACAAAGTCACGATCACTGCCCCGGCAACAACGGCGACTTTAGAATTAGCTGAAGGCTCAACACTGGTCACATCGGGCGCATTCTCAACCACGCTCACGGCAACAGCGGCAACTGGTGTGACGCTCCCAATAACCGGCACACTGGCAACTCTTGCGGGTTCTGAAACCCTGACCAACAAAACCCTTACCACAGCCGTTTTAAACGGAACTGTAACGGGAACCAGCCAAGCCACGGCAAACACTGCCAGTACGCTCGTTATGCGAGATGCTTCGGGTAATTTCGCCGCAGGTACGATCACAGCCAACTTAACCGGCAACGCATCAGGTACATCAGGTTCAACGACTGGTAATGCAGCTACAGCTACAGCCTTGGCGACCGCCAGGGCCATTAACGGCACAAACTTCGACGGCACAGCAGCTATTACAGTGACTGCCGCAGGCGATACGCTGACAGGAACAGTAGTTGGTTCAGCAACAAGCACTTCGCTAAACTCAACAATCTTGGCATCTTCACTGACATCTGTGGGAACTATCACAACAGGCGTGTGGACGGGTACTGATGTTGCAGTCGCAGACGGTGGAACGGGTGTTTCTACTCTAGCAGACAACGGCATCCTGTTCGGTAACGGCACAGGAGCAGTCGGTGTTACGGCGGTGGGTACGGCGACTCATGTTCTAACTTCAAACGGTGTTGGCGTAGCTCCGACCTTTCAAGCTTCTACTGCTGGAACAGTCAACTCGGTATCCGTAGTCACCGCGAACGGACTTTCCGGTTCGGTAGCTACTGCAACAACTACGCCTGCAATTACGCTGACGGTGGGGGCTATCAATCTAGCTACAGCAACAGCTTACCCCGGCACATCTGCCCTTGTCACAGTCGGCGCACTAAACGCAGGCAGCATCACCAGCGGCTTCGGCTCGATTGATATTGGAGGGGATGCGCTGACTGCGGGGGCTGCCACTGTGACCACTTTGACGGTAGCCGGAACACTGCTTTCAGCAGCTGGCGGCGCAGGCATAGTAGGCAACACCCCAGCAGGCAACATTGCAGCCACTACGGTGCAGCAGGCATTGGACGAGCTCGACGCAGAAAAACCCTACAAAGGCCACTTTTTCAAACTCGACCCCACCTCCGTAGCCTTCACCAAAACCGGTGCCGGCACAGTCTCGATCAAAGCTGGCACAACCTTAACCGTCGCCGCCACGCTACTCACCTTCGCCGCCGCCACCGCAGTCGTCATGCCAGCCCTTACCGCTGGGGTTGACTACGCCATCTACGCTGCCACAGACGGCACGGTGCGGGCTGATGCCAACTTCAGCGCACCGGCTGGATACACCACGGCCAACAGTCGCAAGATTGGTGGTTTCCACTATGCGCCTGGCGACAACGCTGCAGCGCAGTCTGGTGGCAACACCACGCCCAATATCAACGCCTACAGCCTGTGGGATCTCAAATTCAAACCAGCAGCCAGTGACCCGCGAGGTATGACGTTGGTTGCGGGTGGTTTTTGGGCTGACATTTATCTATGTGGGACTGACCACTACACCAACGGCACCAGCAAGTACAACGTCGCCATTGCGGACGGCTCCAGCAACCCTAAGATTCCCGCTGCTTTCGGCGGCAATGGCTCAACAGGGTACGGCTCTTTCACTTGGTGGGAGGCGAACGAAACACTGGCCGCCTACGGCAAGCGCTCGCCACGCTATGCAGAGTTTGCCGCGCTGGCCTATGGCACGACTGAGGCCGTGAGCAGCGGCGGCACGGATGTACCCACCACGGGCGTGACTGGCACTGGCGCAACAAGCGCCTGGAACGTATTTACAAGCAAGTGGGGCGTGATCCAAGCCGCTGGCAACCTGTGGTGCTGGGGCAATGAATTCGGTGGCGGCACAGGCACAGCCGCCTGGACAGCCAACACCGAGGGGCGCGGCTCAACCTATCAGCTAGAAAACGCCGTGTTTTTGGGGGGCAGCTGGGACAACGGCGCGAACTCCGGTTCGCGCTGCTCGGTCTGGGACGCCGCGCCCACGTACTCGGCCAACTACCTCGGTGTGCGCGGCGTCTGTGACCACTTGATTCTTGAGTAAGCGGGCGACAGCCTGCTGGACCCTTATTCATGACACCACAAAAAGACGCTGCCCCATGTTACGAACAAATGGCCATCGTGGAAAAGTACGAAACAGTGATTTCGTACCTGTACCCGATTGCGCAGAATTTGCCCCGCAAACATGGGATGGCGCGAGATATGTTTTTGGAGTGCCTGCTGGGGCAGGTGCAACTGTTTGTAGAGGCGGGAAAGTCGAGCCAGATTTCCCGCTTGTACATCGCCGATGCGGGACTCTCGCATCTGCGATTTTGGCTGCGGTTTTTGATGGGCAAACAGGTCAAGGGCATCACGCCCCACCAGGTCGAGACAGCGCAGGTGCTGGTGGCCGAAGTGGGCAAGATGCTCGGGGCGTGGATGTCCCGTCAGAAAAGCAGGGGGCAACATGGGTAATAACGCCGTGCTTTTGGGGGGCGGCTGGGGCGTCGGCGCGTTCTCCGGTTCGCGCTGCTCGGCCTGGAACTACGCGCCCGCGGCCTCGTCCCCCATCGTCGGTGTGCGCGGCGTCTGTGAGGACTTTTGGTTTTTGGCATTTTCTTTGTTCCGCTGCTGTTACGGCACAGCGGGCAGGCCTATTCAAATGTGGTCAGCCGTGTTGTCCTGCTTCGGCAAATACCTTTGGGGGTTCGGAAAAACGACGAGTAGCCAGGGGCAATCCTGTGCGAAAGTCGCGTCCGGCTTTTTGGAGGTTTGCCATGGGTAATAAGTACAAGCGCCTGATCGGCCAGATTGCCGACATTGACAATTTGCGCCTAGCCTACGCCAAGACGATGCGCGCCAAGCGCCAGACCTGGGGTTACTTGGAGTTCAAAGAATACGACCATGCCAACCTGCTGAACATGCGCAAGTCGATTTTGGAGAGCTCCTACCAGCAGGGCAGCTTTCGGCAGTTCATGGTGTACGAGCCCAAGCCACGGTTGATCTCGGCGCTGGACTTTTCTGACCGCGTAGCCCAGCACGCCCTGGTCAACATCATCGGCCCCATTTTTGAGAAAACCCTGCTGCCCGGCACCTTCGCCTGCCGCGAGGGCATGGGCACGCACGCCGGAGTGCGACATGTGCAGTCGGCCTTGCGCCGCACCGGGGCCACGCACTTCCTGAAGACGGACTACAGCAAGTTCTTCCCCAGCGTTGACCGCGCCGTGCTGCATGGCTTGATCGAGCGCAAGATTTCATGCCGGCCAACACTGGACTTGATCGGCGCCATGGTCCCGCGCAGTGGTTGCGGTATTCCCATCGGCAGCCTGACCAGCCAGCTATTTGCCAACGTCTATGGCGGCGTGATCGACCGCTTTCTGCAATTCGAGCTGGGCGCCAAGGACTGGACTAGATATATGGATGACGTGGTGGTGCTGTCCAGCAACCCCTACGAGCTGCGCCACTGGCTTGAAGACTTCCAAGTGGCCAGCAAAGAGCGCCTGGGCTTGAGCCTGAGCAAGTGGCAAGTCTCACCCGTCACGCACGGCATCAACTTTCTGGGCTACCGCATCTGGCCGCGCCACAAGCTGCTGCGCAAACAGTCCGTTACCGCCGCGAAACGCAAGATCGCGCACTACACCAAGCACGGCAACACCGAGGCGCTGACCAAGTTCACCGCCTCATGGCGCGGCCACGCAGCCCACGCCGATACCTGCAACCTATTCAACCACCTCAAGGAACACCATGGAATCAGCTGTCATTAACACCCGCGCCGACCTCGATGCACTCGCCGGCACGGCAGCGCACACCCAGTTCATGGCCTCACTACGCGGCACGCTGTGGCGGCTGGAAAAAGACGATGTGCTAAAAGCATGGGTTGCCACCGAAGACAATTCCACGATTGCGCGCTTTGGCTTTGTGCGAACAGAGTTTGATGTACCTGCGCCTACTCTGCCAATATATGTTGACACATCACCAACATACCAAGAGCTTCGAGCCGCTGAGTACGCCAAGCGAAATCAGTTTGAAATGCTGGGGGATGACAAGCGGGACGGCACGAATCTGCATGGGGAATGGGTAGCTGCAATCAAACTGGCGATACCGAAGATTTAACGACTGACCGGACGGCCAGCGAGTAACAACGATTGGACTACCATGACCGCAGAAGAACGTGCAGAACTTGTAGCTGACATTATCTCAGCCATCCACGCAGCAACGCCTCCGATCACTGAGGATGAAACGCGCTGGGTACGGCAAGCCATACAGCTACAGTGCGACAGGGCCAAGTTCCGCAAGGCTATCATTGAAAAGACCCTTGCGGGCTTGATCTGGGCGGCACTTGCAGGACTGGGATATATGTTTATCGACTGGGCAACGTTGCACGGACTTAGGAAAGGGCCGTAGGATGGCAACGCTACGCACCACCCAGTCCGAATTCGCTGAGCTGATACCGAGCCTGATAAACAAGGCGCTGGAGCTAGGGTACGAGGTTACCTTGGGCGACGCTTATCGTGATCCAAGGGTGCATGGTGCACTGGGCGTGAAGATGGGGTATGGGCACTCCAG